CTATATTACAAATTGCAAAAGACAATGCAGATAAAGCTAATTTATATGGTAAACTATCTGCTATGTATAAGATACAAGCTCTAATACAAAAAGAAATAATTGAACTAGAACGAAAACTTGTTGAAGATGACAAGCAAAAGTAAGCGTAAAGGTAACTACCATGAGAATTGGTTTGTAAAGTTATTTAAATCATGGAAGTTACCTGCTAAAAAAGTACCACTATCAGGAAGTCTTGGTGGTGAACATACTGGTGACATAAAACTAATTATCAATGATAAAGAGTATGTTGTTGAAATAAAATACAGAGCAGTAGATAAATTTCCTAGTGTATTCAAAGTATTACAAGGAAAAGATATTGCTATGTATAAACGTAAAACTGGTGACCCAAGATGGGTTGCCATTATTCCTGATAAAATATTTAAGGAGTTAATCAAATGAATTATCATTTAAATTGTGTTATATGTAAAAAAATTATAGAACCTGATCGTGATAAAGATGGTCATATCTACTGGCATGGTGGTCATAACCCTGCACCTATACATGATAGTGGATATTGTTGTGAAAGATGTAATAGAGAAGAAGTTATACCTGCACGATTAACAGAAATTAAATTACAATTACATAGTAAGAGAGGTGACAATGGCAAACTTACAAAATAATGTATACCTTGAATATGAACAAAAGGTATCAGAAATCGAAGGACTCTTTGTAAAAATTAGTGAGTCTGAAGATGTAGCTGAAGTAAAACGATTCGTTAATTATAAAATGAAACCAAAACTTCAGCATGAAAAAGAGTGGTGTGACTTCTTCGCAGAACAATTCTTTAATGAATACTGGGGAGAATACAATGCCGAAATTAACTAACGAGTGGCAACCAAGCCAAGAAGTAATTAATAAATACAAGGAGGTCAACCATGACAGAGAAACAAAATACTTCAAACATTTCTATATTACAAACTCGTATTCTAAAGAAGACTGGAATACAGTCTATTGCGAATGGTGTAAGAAACAACTCACTCGCAAAAACTCTGGTCGAACAAGCAGGATCAGACCCAAACAAAGTAACGAAGGCGACAGTTTCTATCTTAGAGTCCATAATCAACTCAAAGATAATTGAAAAAACTAATAATCAGTATATGTTCTTTCGTTGGGAGTTAGCACCTATATGTGAAATAGCTGATGACTTGTATGACAATCGTACTAAAGTTATCAAAGCTATGGAAGAGTGTATGACTGTAGCTGATACCAAAGACATACATCAATGGCTCATGGAAGTCATGGTATGCACAGCCAAGCAGAGCCACTTAACAGAAAAAGACTTAGCATTCAAAGCAAGAGTGTATGCCAAGAAGTTCGAGCATGTACCTGCAGACATAATGAAGTATGCTTGTGATAAAGTTATTATGAACTGCAAGTTTTTTCCAACTGTGGCAGAGATCAATGAGTATATAGAGCCAATGCTGCACTATCGTAAGTCATTGGTCGAAGCAGTATCAAGCAAACTAATTTCAGCAATAGGAGAATAATATGAAACCTGAAGATCACCCAACACAAAAAGTTTTGATAAGTGAAGCTACACGAGTATCAATAGATACAACAATTACCTTAGAAAAAATGAAAGGTAATGATAGTTTCAAAGATAAATGGCTTGGTAATGGTTGGCTATCAAAAGATAAAGATGGCAAGATTACTTTTACACCAACAAAACAATTACCTTATTAGGAGAATAAAATGCCAACAGATGAAGAATGGAGAATGCAATGTGCATTAAAAACTGTATCAATGATGACAGTAGATGAATTTCAAAATCAATTAGAAAAACATAAAATAGAATGTAATACTATGGATAATTATGTTTTTGATTTAGCAAAAGCAATAAAGGAGAGTAATGATGGAAGAAAGATTTGAAGATGCACCTGAAGCATTGAAAGAAAAAGATTATCAAAGGTACATACCTAAACCCTATATGAATTATTTCAAATCAGTTCAGTTTTATTCTGATCGAGATGAAAAAATTCAACCTAAAGGTGTGAGTGCTGATTACAGAGGTTATGCGAAAGCATAGCAAGTAGAGATTAGTTCCATGACTAAGTTAGGTTATTGCTATGGTGGACTTAGTTATCCTTTCAACTAATCTCTACACATTAAGTGCTTGATTTATAACAATAAATGTAGTATGCTGATAGCAAGATTGGAGGTCTAAATGGCAGATGAACTACGTCACGCACCTATGCGTGAGGACTTCATCAGAGGTAGCGATATGGTATCTTTGATGCAAGGCAAGTGGGAAGAACTATGGAAAATCAAAATGGGATTGCTTGGTCGTAAAGATTTACGATACGAGTTCAATGTACGATTAGGTTCTTTTACAGAAACTTTTAACTTATTGTGGCTACAAGAATTTTATGAGTATGACTTCGTGCCACAACAAGCATACACAAAAATGTATGGTAGTATCAAACTACAAGGTACATTAGATGGTGTAGAAGCTGATAGAAAGATTGGTGTAGAATGTAAACATACACATAGTCGTAATGATATGGACTATATGTTGGATTACTATATGCCACAAATACAGTTCTATATGTACATATCAGGACTGCAACAAATGGTATTCTCTGTTATCTTTGGTAATCAACACAAGTGTGTAATTGTAAGTTCTAATGAGCAATACCAAAGTGAGATGTTATATAAGATCAAATCATTTTGGGAATATGTTACACATGATACACAACCTCAAGATTATGTGTCAGAGATAAAGCAAAGTGTCAAAGACAACATACCGATTGATGGTAAAGTCAAACGTGATGTATCAAGAAGTAATAGCTTTGCACTAGCAAGTACAGAATATTTATTGCATGAAGAGAATGCAAAAGTATTTGAGAATGCAAAGAAAGAACTAAAGGCAGAGATGAAAGACAATGAGTCAGAAATATACAACGACAAACTCAGCGTCAAAAGAGATAAGCGTGGGTCAATTCGCATAACAAAAAAAGGGTAAGCAGACCCACTTACCCTTTTAACTATCTGTATAATGGAGGTCATACATGACAGATACAAATACTAATAACAAAAAAACCGTGCCAAGTAAAGCACACCCAAAAGTCACAGCAACTTTGAAACAAGCATTGCTAGAGTTTCAGAAACTTGCTGTGACTGCCAAGAAAGATGGCAATAACCCACACTTCAGAAAAAACTACTCTACACTTGAGTCTGTTATTTCTGCAGTAAATCAGGGTAATCAGTTTGGCTTATTCTTTACCCAAGAGATTGATTATGTTTACACCAGTCACATGGAAACCAAATCAGAAGTGGTAGTAGTCACTACAGTACGTCACGTTATTGATGAAAGTACTTATGTGTCAAAGCTACCAATCATAATGTCACAAGCTAATTATGAAAACCCACAGAAGATTGGCTCTGCTATTACATATGCTAAGCGATATACATTGCAGTCAGTATATGGACTACCATCAGAAGATGATGATGGTAATGAAGCAAGTAAGCCTACAATCCAAATCAGCAAACCAAAGATGAAAGGAGAAGATGATGGATTATGATAATACAGATAGAGGTAGTTTCTTCAAACCACGAGCAGATGAGAGTCTGCTTGTGCAAGGTAAACTCAATAGCGAAGGATCAGAGTATCGCATTGCTATAGTCAAAGCCTCGCTACCAGATGGTGGCACAGCACGAGATGTCTATGTCAAAGTCGGTACTATGTATGAGAATGACAAGTCATTGAATGAAAAAGCACCAGACTTTAGTGGACCAGTCACTATGCCAAGCCAAGAAAAACGTAGGATTGCTTGTTGGAAAACAGTATCTAAAGATGGTAACACCAAGTTTCTATCTGCACGGATAGGTGACAGTACACCAAGAGTAGAAGAACCTGCAAGGGATCAAACTATTGTAGAACATGAATCAGTATTAGGAGGTGAAGATGTCGACGATATCCCGTTCTAAAAAAGATCAAATGATTAGTGAAGCATTAGCAAGAACCCATGACCCTAAAACGTCATGGGAAGCTGCTGAAAAAGTTAATACAAATAGATTAGAAAAAATTGTATTAGACTGTATCAAAGCACATGGCAAGAATGGTGCAACACATGATGATGTTTGGCAAACATTACCACAATTAAGTGGCAAGGGTGGCAGAGGTACTCATGTTCGAGAAGGTAGTATTACACCACGATATGCACAATTAGAAAAGAAAGGACTAATATATCGTGATGGTACTACAAGAAAAGGTGGCATGGGCAGAAGTCAGCTTGTAATGTATTTTAATGAAAAAAAGTCTTGATATAAGAGCCATACAGAGGGGGTAAACACCTCCTCTGGTATGATTACACCCAAGAATATCTACTAAGTCTGTATGTTTTTCATACGTTCAATAAGACGATTAGCTCTATTTGGCACTTGCTTTGCCCATTTAGAGTCTAACATTTGGTTTGCAGCCTCTATCCAGTCACTAGAATCTACAGCTTTCTTCATCTTATGAAAGCGAGATAGTCGAGGTCTGCCCATATTAAACATCATGTTGCATAAAATTTTTTGTGCTTCAGCAGGTAACTCTTCAAACTGTGGATAAAGAAACTTTGTTTCTGCTACACAAGTATATAAATCTGCTTCAAATAATTCAGCAACTCTTTCTTTACTTACTTGTGTGCCAACATCTAGTCCATGTTCAGGATCATGTTCAAGGATAAGATGACCTACACCTACTGTTGGTAAGCCAAGATGATCGAGATAGATTTCATTGACTACTCCTTCATCAGCTTTAATCTCTTCTGTCATTTCATTAAAAGTATCTGTGTTCATTGTAACCTCCTATTTTCTATTACACCACACATAGGACATTTCCATACATTCTTTATAGCAGTTAGTATCATAGCAACTTTACATCTTATACATATAGGATTATCCAAAGTAAAACCCTCCCAAGAAACTAAAGAACCATATGACTATGGTTGCTTGTATGTACAAAATCATTTTGTAATCTTTTTGTATTTCTCAAAAGTTCGAAGACCACCAAGACCAAGCATACCCATTAGCACAGTCATCAATGATCCCATGTCAAACTCAGGCAATGGTGGCATAGTGACACCAAACATAGCAGTAAAAAATATAACGAAGGGCGCTAAAAC